CAGGACTCATCAGATCAGCATTATGTTCAGGCAACTGATCCAGTAACAATATGCCTAACGCACAATCTTCAGGAATCATATTGTAGTGATATCCTGTGTGTTTGAATGTGGGTTGTGCAGTCCACGAACTAAACATTTCATCTCTACCATCATGCCGTACCAGTTTCAACCATTCATAAAGATCAATGTTGTCTGTCAGTATTGCTCCGCCCTTACCAATTTTTAAATGTTTTTTGTGTTGAAAACTCAAACACATATCTCGGCCGTCTGTGTACATGCCTTTAGTAAGTCTTGTGGATGCATCCAATATTGAACTTTGTCCTAGTTGATATACTCCAGACCAATTCTCATCAGTCCAATCAAAATGTATTTTTAAGTTGTGCAAAGTCATTGGCACACTAACGTATGTGTTTCTGGGACAAGTCATGTTGGAAATACATTTGATATTGTTTTGCTGGTAATATCTCAGGCATAATTCTATTGCATGAGTACTAGAATCTACCACTATACACATTGGTGAGTTGGTGTAAGTACACAATTTTCTTTCAAACATGTGAATGATATCAAAAGGATCGTCAAAAGTATACCCTGCTTTTTTCAGTTGATCTAGTTCAGTACGCACAAAATTAATTATTCATAATTACAAGCATGTCCAAACCAAATGACACATATTGCCCATTACCATTTGTTGCGACCACAACATCTCCTGATGGATATTGTAGATTGTGTTGTGAAAGTACAATTCCGTATTACACCAAAGTGACTGATTTGAAACAATGGTGGAACGGTGACACAATAAAAGAAATCAGGCGTAAAATGTTGCAAGGTGAACATGTGAAAGATTGCGAGCCATGTTATTCTGATGAAAAACATATTGGAGTCTCAACACGAACACACGAAATTGCACACTGGGGCCAAGTTGAACAGGCTAGCGAGTTGCCAATATATTTGGATATGAAATTGGGAAATTTTTGCAACTTTAGATGTCTCATGTGTGATCCTCTAAGCAGTAATAGAATTATGAATGAATGGCGTGAATTAGGATGGGATAAAGGAATGCCTTTCAAAGCAGGCTCGGTGAATAATCATGACATATCAACAGCATGGAGCACTGACTGGAGTTGGCCTAATGGAGCAGAATTTTGGAAAATTGTACAAGACTGTATAACCTCCGGAGGTAAAAAATTAAAATTTACGGGAGGCGAACCTTTTTTGAATCCTCATATGTTAAAAATTATATCTACTTTAGATAAAGATATAAATTTAAAATTTACAACTAACGGATCAATTTGGAACAACAAAATAGAAAACGCCTTGAAAAACAGAAGTGATTTGCATATTGCTGTTAGTATAGAAGGTACAAAATTAGTTAATGATTATATAAGAGATGGTAGTGAATATGATGTGATTGTTAAAAATTACAACCAAATGAAAAAATACTGTAAAACTATATGTTGGCAAGCATGTGTTGGAGCAATAAATTTACAAGATATGCCAGATTTTATTGCACAATGTTTAGAAAAAAAACATTATATTGCGTTGCAAGAAATACGTGGACCTGAATTTATGCGTATTACAGCACTGACCAAACAGGCCAGAGAGGAAACTATACAAAAACTTAATGATCTAAAAAGCACTATTACATCGGGCATGTTAGGACCAACCAAGATAGATCTTACAGCAAATAATGAGACAGTGAAAAAATTATTTGCACACACAGATGAAGCAAAAATGTCTTCTGTGATCGATTCATTAGTAAAAATTATAAAGAGCAGTCTTGAAATATCTCAATCTAGTAAATCATTAATAAGTTATTTGTCTACATTGGACAAATCTCGTAACAAAAATTATGAATCCATCCTTAAGCATAGTGATTTGAATCCATAATAATTACAACACAATGAAAGTTTATGTAGGATACGACACCAGAGAGGATATTGCTTACCAAGTGTGTGAGCATTCGATCAAACGTCGCAACGGAAAAACAGATGTAGTTGCTCTCAAACAATCAGAATTGCGAGAACAAGGGTTATACACACGAGAAATAGATAAACTATCATCTACTGAATTTACATTTACAAGATTTTTTATTCCGTATCTACAAGAATACAATGGATGGGCAGTTTTTTGTGACTGTGATTTTGTATGGAAGATATCTCCTAGCGAATTAGAACAATTTTGCGATGACACAAAAGCAGTGGTATGTGTGCAACATGACTATACTCCTGAAGAAGGAACAAAAATGGATGGACAAATACAATTACAATATCCTAGGAAAAATTGGAGTTCGATGGTATTATGGAACTGTGGACATCCTTCTAACAAAAAACTTACGCCAGAACTTATAAACAGAGAAACAGGCAAATATTTGCATAGATTTTCTTGGCTTGATGATTCTGAAATAGGTGAATTGCCTTATGAATACAATTGGTTAGTGGGTTGGTACACAGAAACAGACACACGCAAGCCTAAAATTTTGCATTACACTGAAGGCGGACCTTGGTTTGAAAATTATAGAGAATGTGAATATTCTGATGATTGGAAAAAGGAACTAATCAATCTATTCAGTTCATAATGTCTAATTTAAGCATACTACAAAATGCAGGACAGATTTTTGACAAACCATATCCTCATATCATCATTGAAAATGCTTTGCCAGAAAAACTTTTTAATGAATTACACAGCACTCTACCAGAAGAATATGTAGTAGGAAAACCATTAGGTCCTGATCATAGTAGGAGAGTCAAATGTCATACACTTGATGAAGACAGATGGCCGATTACTGATTTGTGGAGAGAGTTTTTCGAATATCATACTTCCCGTACATTCTTTGATGAAGTTATGAATCTATTTGAAGAATACATGCCTATTTTGCCCATACACCCGCAAAAAATTATCACAGGTAGAGGTAGTAAACATAAGCAAAAGATCAACTGTTATCAAGATTGCCAGTTTGTTAGGCATAATGTCGTAGCAGCTGGTGAAACTACACGCACTCCACATTTTGACAATTTGTTTGAAATATTTGCCGGACTTTTGTATTTCAAACATGATACCAGCACAGGTGGTGATTTCCACATACATGAACAAACTCAATTACCAATGATCATGCTAAAGAACAATAATGCTATCACAAATCCTGGACCTATTGTGAGGACTGCTCCTTATAAAAATAATACAGTTGCATTGTTCCTAAATAGCCGCTATGCTATACATTCAGTTGAGCCTAGATACGGAGTACAACTTCCTAGATGGAGCGTCAACATTATAGGTAGATATACAAATGCAAAAATGGGATAATAAATGTGTGGCATATACGGAATAACAGAACGAAACCCTGAATTTATAAATTCATACATTAAACAGTGCTCACACAGAGGACCAGATGGTTATAGTATTTGGTATGATGACGATATCAGTTTGGGACACAATTTACTGGCAATCACATCTGATCCTGCACAAGGAAAACAACCTGTTGAAACACGACATGGGGTGTTAACCTATAATGGAGAAATATTCAACTATGCAGATTTAATAAAAGAAATAGAATGGACTCCACAGACAACTTGTGACACAGAATATCTTTCACACGCATTAGGCACAATGCCACATGAAGAAGTCAACGATAAAATTGATTCGATGCATGCCTACGCATATTATAATAAAGCAAGAAAACATTTGATACTGAGTAGAGATCATGCAGGAATAAAGCCTTTGTATTATGCTGAGATTCCACAAGGATTAGTGTTTGGCTCAGAAATCAAAGGAATGATTAACAAAGTACCTAATGGCAGACACCTAGACGAATTTGCCGCCGCAGCTATGAGTTACTCGGGTATTAATCCTACAAGAAACACACTATTCAAAAATATCAAAAAAGTTATGCCTGGCGAAACACTAGTGTATGACGTTGCCAACAAAAGATTTATTCATTCTTATCAAAAGGTTATTACTCCTACATCTAAAAGCAAATTGGATTTGGATGAATTCAGACATGAAGCACATGAAACTGTAAAAATGAGTACATTGGGTCTAAGAAAGTTTGGTGTGTTTTTGTCGGGCGGTTTGGATTCTACGCTAGTTGCATACGAATTGAAAAAGATCCTAGGTGACCTTGATTCATTTACAAACAAAATGGAACCAAATGTGCGTATAGGAGAGGACTTCAATGATGACGCAAATTGTGCCAAACGTTTTGCTGAAGATTACAATCTTAATCATCACAGCATTGTGGTCACACCTCAAACGGTTAAACAAAGTTGGAACGCAAGTATGCACACAATGGAACAACCTGTATACAATATTAGTATTCCTATGTACTATCAAACAAACAAATATCTTAGTGAGCGTGGTGTTGTGGTAACAATGGCAGGAGACATGGGCGATGAATTGTTAGGAGGATATCCCAAGTATTGGAAACTGCGAAATGATCCGCCCAAAGACTTCAAGGATATGATTTGGAAATGGATGCACAGAATCAAACGTCCGGTACAATTAACCAGCAATATTAATCCCAGAGACATACACGCAGAACTGTGTAAACTTATTCCTGAAGATGTGTGGAATCCCGAAGATCCTATCAATTCATATATGGCTGTTGATTGTATCACACAAGTGCCAGAAGAATTTTTCTCACGCAATGACAAATTTGGCATGCAATTTTCTATGGAGGGCAGATTTCCTTTGGCAACAAAAAGATTTATGAAGTACTGTATGAACATGCATTCACAATACAAAATAGGTAAAAATAAAGCAGACACAAAGTTGCCAACCAAACTTGCATACAAAGGTTACATGCCTGATTATATCATAGACAAAATGAAAACAGGATGGACAGTGCCATTGATTTATTGGTTAGGTGATATGCCAGAACTAAATGACTGGGCAATGAGTTACATGCTCAAAGAAGACTGTTTGAAAAACCAAATATCCATGAAAAACTGGGACAACAAAAAGACCAGAGTAGTAAGTTGGATGATGCGTTCATGGGCACAAATTTACGATATACAGGCATAAGCAAATCCACTCCTCATTTCTTCTAATGTAAATTGATTGTAAGACAGGTGCCATAACCATGGTTCTCTATCGGCATGTCTAGGCGTTTCTATTTTTGATAGATCTTGTTCAGCAACTTGGTAAGCAGAACACTCTGTGCCACAAAAAACTGGAATGCCTTCACACACTGCATCAATGGCCACAGATGAATTGAATGTCACAACAGCCCATGCATCTGCCAGGTCTTCTGCAAGTGGTTTTTGTTGTTTGTTTTTGTTGAATCCACTCAGAGTAGTAATACCATTTTTCTCTGATACTTGCGGATTCATAGGCTTGTCTCTCACCACTATTTCACGGTCTGTGTGCTGTTGTAAGGTCTTAATTGACGCCTCTAACCAATCTTGACTATCAAAGTACCATTCGATAGCTCCAGTGGGCGGACACACCACTATTTTACTGCCTGAAGTACGCCATGGTTTTATATCTTTATGGAAATATTGTTCATATCTGTCTTTAGCACAATCCTTCAACTCACTGTTTACATGAGCATTTTTGGTTATTCTGTACCAAGCAGGATTTTGATCATGTCCTGCATTAAAGTATGCGTGGTCGGCGAAATAATAAGAGTTGGCACGTTTCATCATGTCACCAGATCCACGCAATATTCCAAAGAAAAAATAGTCCTCTTCAGGCATATCTTCGTCGTTGGGAATAGGATTTATAATTTGGCCTTGTGTACCATCGGCCCAAGCTTGTACTATTTTTTCAGTACGTGATCTCATTGTTCTAACGCATTTCATAAAACTGTGTAAACATCTCCTCAAACAATCCTGATGTAATTTCTCGTTGTGTGTATTGATGCCAACTCAGTGTGGCTAACCATTCTTCGCGATTATCACTGAACACAGGATTGCCAAAATTTTCGATTGACTGTGCCACAGGATAGGCCGCACATCTAGGATGACAATACACTGGCACTCCTTGAATTATTGCATCAATGGCAACCATAGAACATGATGTCACTACACACGATGCTTTTTGTAAATCTTCCTGTAATGGCACATCAGCATATGCTGGACCGCTCTTGCCATTCTTGCGTGGCTTGTGTCTCACTCTGATAGGCATGTCTGTCTGTGTCTTGAGTTTTGCAACAGTATCTTGTTCCCAATTTCTGTGTCCTATGAAAGTGTTAATTGTAATAGACGAAGGAGCAACCAGTATGTACTCACCCTTGTGACTCCAATCTTTTAATTGTATGTGTTTTATTCTGTCGGCCGGCAGATTCGGAATTGTGTGTGTAACATGTATATCACTGTATATTATTCTCCATGAATAATCGTTGTGAGGATTGAATGGATCCCAACGATTCCAGTAAGGCATATCACAGAACAACCATGGTTTGTTTGTATTTTTTAATTCAAGGCATCTAGCGTAGTTTCCTACTGCTAGTCCCCACATGGTAGGTATTCCGTCGGTATCCATGTATTTCTGTAATGGTCTTAGACTGTACCATGCTTTTGAATCATATCCATGACGGTTGTTTATTACATTAAGTTTCACTTTGCAAATTTCCAATATTCTGCAGAACGTTTGTTGTAGATGTCAGAGGGTTTGCTTCTTCCATCTTTCTTGCGTTTGCCTTTCAAATGATCCATGTATTCACCAAGTGGCGAATTTATAAACACATGCACACCCGGTCTGTGTGGATGTCCTTCTGATAAGTTTGTTGTGTGCATTCCGTTTGCTGAATGTTTTTTAACAAGTTGCCAAAAAAGATATGAATCGTGATATTCTATTTCTTCGAACAGACTGTCTGTATTATAAAGTGCTTGCCAGTCTTGCATGAAAAGTTTGTTGTATGTTGATTTTGTATCATACACTACAAATCCACACTCCGGATAAATTTTTTCTCTACCTAAATATGCACAGTAATGATTTTGGGGTAACAGGCTCTCAATAAATTCAAATGGTACAGGTGAGTGGGTAACAACGTCTGCATCCAACCAGATAATTAAATCTGTTGTGCTATTGAGAGCCTCATGTGATACACAATATGATTTATGTGCAAACTTGACAGCGTCCCACAAATATGATTTCTTTTTACCATCTGGACGTAATCCGTGTGCATTTTCATTGTGTTTGTGTCGGTCTTTGAATGCAACCAAATCAGGACATGCTTCATTCAATTTGATCCATTCAACATCGGGATATCCTGGTTGTATGGTGTCACAATAGATTTTTAGTTTGATGTTTTTTGGCCAATGTTGTAAAAATGTCTCAACAAATCGTTTGCCGTACTGTTCCCAGCCTGCATCAGAAAATGTTGTGATTACCGCGATTGAACGTGCCATATGTAGGAGTATTTAAATACCCATATATGAAAGTTGAAATTTTTCGAAACACAGTAAAACGCAGGGGTAAAGGTGCCTCTTTTGAGATGATGAAAGCATGGCGTGAAGGTATTGCCGCTGTGGGCGATGAACCAATTTGGATAGAAGGATCACCAGACAAAGAAAAATGGATGGGTCCTCCTAGAGAAAAAGTGTGTGTTCATTTCGGGTATGGTCCAGACAATGCAGGGGATTTTCTCAAAGGCAACAGACGCAAGATAAGACAACACATGGAACAGCATGGTGGAGTACCAATTGTGTTCGACGGAGGATTATGGACATCATTTGGTAATCGTGCCAGTAATCCTGAAACACACTATTTTAGATGTGGATTATGGTCACCTATGCGTAATGGCAATTTCCTCAATCAAAATTCACCTGGTGACAGATGGCAAAAAATTAAGTCAACTTTTAACATAGATGAAAGACCTTGGCGTAAAGAAGGCAAATATATTTTGCTGTGTACACAACCTAAAGACAACTGGTCAATGGCACAAAAAGATCCTTATGTGTGGGTTGACGAGGTTGTTGAACAACTTAAAGGAGTTACAGACAGACCATTGTTGTTGCGGCCCCATCCTAACCATGCAGACAAGTGTGCAGAAGATATCCGTAAAAGACATCCGCAAATCAAAATAGCAGACATGACAAGAGGTGGAGGAATGTTTGAAGGATACAGATGGACATTCTTAGAAGAACTGAATGATATACATTGTGTAGTCACCCACAATTCAACAGCGGCAGTGGATGCCGCCACATACGGTATTCCTGTATTTTTAACTTCTGATCTGTGCCTTGCTTGGGATATAGGTTCAAATGATCTAAAACAAATAGAAAATCCTGTGATGCCTGATCGAACACAATGGTTACACGATCTAGCTTATGCAAACTGGACTCTGCAGGAAGTGAGAGATGGTACAGTGTGGCGACACATGAAGCCACAAGTTGAAAAATTGATATGAGTGACTTAACTGTAATTTTACCAGCCGCAGGAAATGGTACAAGATTAAATTTACCTTATCCTAAAGAAATACTTAGACTAAACGATCATGAAGCATTAATAGACAGTTCATTCAATTTCTTCAGAGACTATGGACGTAAAGATGTTGACTTTGTTGTAGTAATAAATGAAAACAAAACAGAAATTGTTTCTTATCTTGCCAAATACAAAGACAGATATAATATTTCATTTGTATATCAAAATCCAAATGAGTATGAATACACAGGGGCAATCAAAAGTGCCAAACACCTTTTCGGAGAACACAATATTGTGTTGTTGCCCGACACAATAATGACTTTGAAACCCAACACAGATTTATTTGACACAGTGAAACAGTCGTTGACCGAAACAGGATTTACTTTTTTGTATAAGCAAGAAAATGACTCAAATGTGCTGAAAACAAAAGGAGCATTGTTTGTGGATGACACTGACATTGTAAAATTGTATGAAGACAAACCGGAAACAGGATTTGAAAAATTCAATGCGTTTTGGTGTGCGTTTGCTTTTCGAAAAAGAGCATTTGATGCCTCTATAACATTTATGGAAAAATCCACTTTGAAACAACGTATTAATAACAATGAAATATCACAAACACCTATACACAATTCAAAAGCAATCCAAGTAGAAGATTATGTGGATCTAGGTACGTGGGAAGAAATAAGAAGAGTACTGCTAAATGAAGAAAATAATAAGTGACTGTGACGGAGTATTGCTGGATTGGTCTTTTGCATTTGATGTGTGGATGGCAGAACAAGGATATCAAAAACTGCCTGGAGCAGATGAACATTTTTCACAAACACTAAGATACGCTATTGATGAACAAGAAGCACAAAATCAAGTTTCTAAATTTAACGAATCTGGATCTGTTGGCTATTTGCCTGCTTACAAAGACAGTGTGGAATATGTGACAAAGTTTGCTGAGGATGGATACAGGTTTGAGGTTATTAGCAGTTTGCACATGGACAAATATGCACAAAAATTAAGGACACAAAATTTAAAGCATATATTTGGTGATGTGTTTGATTATATAGATTGCAGTTTAGATTTTAGAAAAGGCAAAAAGGATGTGTTACAAAAAAGATATGCTAACACAGGTTATGTATGGCTCGAAGACAGTGTCGCACATGCTGAAGCAGGAGACGAGATAGGAATGAACACATACATATTTGACCATCCTTACAATAGATCTTATAATGGAAAACGTGTAAAGAACTGGAAGGAATTGTATGACGCCACACATTGAAGCTGAAAAAGGTGATTATGCTGAAACTGTATTATTGCCTGGAGACCCACTTAGAGCCAAGTGGATAGCAGAAACATTTTTCAAGGACCCTGTACAAGTGAACGGAGTCAGAAACTGTTTAGGATACACAGGCACATATGCCAATAAAAAAATATCTGTACAAGCAGGGGGCATGGGAATGGCCAGTAATTCAATATACATTACAGAATTATTTCAGTATTATGATGTACAAAACATTATCAGAGTAGGCAGTTGTGGAGCATTACAAAGAAAAATAAAAGTTGGTGACATTGTGGCGGCAACTACTGCTTCTACAGACAGTGCCATGGGCAAAGATTTGATACCCGGATTTTCATATTCTCCCAGTGTGGATTTTGATTTACTGAAACGTTTTCTTAATAATTGTAAGAATGCCCATGTGGGAGGAATCGTATCTAATGATTATTTTTATCAACCAAATAAAAATTGGTGGAAGCATTGTCAAAAGTACAACATATTAGCAGTAGAAATGGAAACTTACATGTTGTACACACTGGCAGCTCAGTATGGTAGAAAAGCATTAAGTGTTAACACAGTGTCTGATCATTTGGATCCCAATTGGTTAGATTCAAAGAAAAATTTATCATCTGCAGAAAGAGAAACAGGATTTTCAGAAATGATACAGGCTGTACTTGCTATATGATCTGTATTGCTATCCCGTCACGTGGAAGACCAGAATTTCTAGAGAGACTAGTGAAGACAGCACAGGCAACAGCAACTGATTGGAAACAAGTTGTTATCAAATATTATTTAAATGATGATGACCCTGTATTGCCACTATACAAAAAATCACTTAAAAATTTATATCAACAGTATGGTGATTCTGTGCAATGGATTATCGGACCAGATCAAAATACTATACAGAGCTGGAATCAACTGTGTGAATCTACAGAAGCCGACTATTACATGTTGGCCGGAGATGAAATTCAATTCATGACAGATGGTTGGGATCAAAAAGTCAAAGAAACAAAAACACAATACCCAGACGGAATTTTTTGTATGGCAGTGTATGACGGTAGAGAAAACAGAGCTGAATTACAATTATGCACACAACCAATCATTACCAAAGAATGGCGTGAAGCATTGGGTTATTTTTGGGCACCTTTCCTATGGCATTGGCACGTGGATCATTACACAGGAGAACTGGCAAAAGCAATTGATAGATTTGTGTTCCGCAAAGATATCTTTATCAAGATCAAAAAAATGAAAGACAAAACAGCAAAACGTATGCGTGGTCAAGGAGTGTTTGATCGCGATGAATGGGTGTACAACAAACACAAAGAATTATATTTTAATTTTGATGTCAAAAAACTCTTGGACAAAATTCAAAATTAGTATATAATTGCGTTATGGATATTACAACATTATTCCCACTATTTGCTCCTTCGACGGGGATTAGTATTTTGCTTGTGTACGGGTTGTTTGCGTTTGCGATGACCTACTACTTTAGTCGAGGATACAACGACAACAAAACATCTTTCTTAGTAGCAAGACGTGAACTTGGCACATTTCAAGGCTCCCTCAGTGTGGCAGCCGCTTGGTTATGGGCACCAGGATTATTCATATCTGCTCAACAGGCATACGTGAATGGACTGGTAGGTTTATTTTGGTTCTGTCTAGGCAACTTCCTTACACTGGGAGCATTTGCCTATTTTGCCAAACGCATCAGAAACAATGAACCAGAAGGCTTTACATTTTCAGGTTATCTACGCGAACGTTTTTCAGGCAGAGTACAAAGTCTATTTGTAGTTGAAATGATGTTGTTGGCAACTTGTGCCTTTGCAATTAATCTATTAGCAGGATCAAAAACAGTTGAAGTACTCACAGGAGTAGACTACACACTAGCAACATTTTTAATGGCAGGGGTGGCAATACTGTATTCATTCAGAACAGGGTTGAAAGCAACTGTGATCACAGAAATAATCAAAATTATTGTTGTGTGGATTGGTGTATTAATACTAGTGCCATGGGCAATTTCTAGTGCAGGTGGCTGGGACGTTGTTGCCGCAGGTATTGGTGGAAAAACAGGATTAGGTGGACAGATATTTGGTACATCATTTGCATGGGGCATATTCACTGGATTTGGTGCGGCCGCTTTCCTTGGACACTTGGGTGGACCATGGGGAGATAATTCATTTTATCAAAGAGCATTTTCTATCAAGATAGGATCAATCATACCGGCGTATATTATTGCTTCATTTGTGTTCATTGTGATTCCAATCTCTATGGGACTGCTAGGCTTTTTGGCCGCAGGATCGGGATTAGATATTCCAGGTAACATGGTAGGCACAACCAATGCAATCGTAATAGGAACTTTCCTACCACCGATAGCATCAATTATATTTGCGTTTATGATATTTGCTGGTTTGGTTGCAATACTTGATTCACAGTTTGCATCAGTGGCCAACATGACTGGACACGATGTATACAATCAATTCAAGAAAGGTAGTCCTATCAGTTCTGCACGTTATGGCATGATTGCTTTAGCAATAGCGGGTCTTATAGTGGCAAATATACCGGGTATGCAGTTAGTGTATCTGTTTTTATTCTTTGCTGTTTTACGTGCATCTGTGTGGTTACCATCGATGATTGCAGTGTTAAGACCGCAATGGATTACAGAACAAGGAATGTTTTGGGGAATACTAATACCAGCATCTATAGGTGAAGTCTTATTTGTTGCAGGCAAACTTGGTTACTCAGACACAGCATTCATGGGAACATTGATTGCAATCTTTGGATCTCCGGTACTGACTTTAGTGCTCAGTAAATACGGAAATGCAACGAATAAAGGGTAACATATATCTAACTCAATTTTCAATTGCAGTACAAGATCAATTTGTATACTTTCCTTACAGCATAGGTTGTGTCTGGGCCTATGCTGAACAGGTAGGAACTGTAGAAAGATCACAATTGGGTGGTTTATTCTTTGTTAAAGAACCTATAGAAAAAATAATACTCAAATTTTACAATCCAAAATTAGTAGGCTTCAGTAATTACATGTGGAATGAAGTCTACAATGACACACTTGCTAAAGAAATAAAAGCACGTTGGCCGGAATGTATCATCATGTATGGTGGGCCACAAGTACCAGACAAAATCACTGATTGGCATGATGAACATGAATTTGTTGATATATGTGTGCATCAAGAAGGTGAAATTACTTTCAATGACATAGCATTAGGCAAAGCAAATAAAGATATTGCCGGAATTACTTACAATGAAAATGGCAGGTGGACACAGACAGGACCAAGTGAGAGAATTATAAATTTAGAGGACATACAAAGTCCATACTTGTCGGGCCTGTTTGACAATCTTGTACAAGAAGGTTACAGCATAAATGCTATTGTTGAAACTGATAGGGGGTGTCCTTATAAGTGTACATTTTGTGACTGGGGAGGAACAACATTTAGTAAAGTTAAAAAATTTGATTTGGATCGTGTGTTTGGAGAAATAGAATGGGCAGGCAAAAATAAAGTTGAAATGCTAAATTCATCGAATGCAAATTTTGGAATATTCAAACAAAGAGACAGTGCCATTGTTGATAAAATTATTGAAGTAAAACAAAAATACGGATATCCAAAACTGTTTGAAACCTCTTGGGCAAAAAATTCTAACAGAGATGTTCTTGAATTGGCTATGCGTTTAGACAGCGAAGGTTTGTTAAGAAAATTCGGCGTATCTGTACAAAGTACTGAACCTAGTGTTTTGAAAAAGATCAAACGTTCTAATATGAAAATTAACGAGTTTGATGATATTTTAGTAGAAGCAAAAGAACATAATATTGCTGTGATGGTTGAAACTATTGTAGGATTGCCCGGCGAAAGTTATGAAACATACACTAACAATTATATTGCTTTACTTAAACACACAAACGTATCAGTTGATTCATACCCATTAAGTTTGTTAAACAATTCGGAAATGTTTTTTCCGGAATACATTGAAAAACATAAAATTGAATGGAAATGGGTAGACAACAGTTTTGGAGAACACAACATTGAAGAACGTGATAGACAAGTTATCGCAACAGAAAGTATGCCAACAAAGGATATGCAAAAAGTTTGGCAATGGATTTGGTGTATTAGATTAGGTCACATGTTAGGAATAACATATGATATAGCAAACACATTGAAAGAAGAAATAGGCATTACATACAAAAAGTTTTATGAAGATTGGTTACAATACATACAAACCAGTTTTGATATTCTCAATGAACAATTTATAATATCTAACAAATATTTGCGTGAACACAAATACAATCATTACCTTTACCATTATGATTTTATTTCTACACTGTGTGACACTAATAGAAATAAACTGTTAAATGACATTGGAAATTTTATAGAGCAATATTATCCAGAGGTTGACAGTAACAAATATTGTAGTATATTTGATATGTATTACTATAATCCACAGATACAATATCCTACAATAATGAATGGGTATGTTGTAGAACATGCAGGATTAGGAGATATGAATAATTTTGCTTCTTTTGTTGGACTTACAAGAAAGAAACAAGGATGGCGATGCAAGATCAGGAAGATATAAAAAAGTTATTGATCGTGACAGGCCCACAAGGATCTGGAAATCATCTCTGGGCAAAAATATTTTCGATGCACGCCTCTGTAGAGGGGTGGAATATGATGCGTGAAGAATGGCAAGGGCATCATGAGGAACCGTTTAACGAATATTGGCAAGAGCCGGAAAAATTAAAGGATTTAGACATAAGTGAGAAACGTAATTTTGTTACATCTATTTCATGTCCATACTTCAAGGACAAGAAACCACAGATCCCGCAATACGCAAAATTTATCAGACACGCAAAGAAAAAGTTTGATAAAGTGGTTGTTTGCATTATAGGTAGAGACAGAGACATATTAAAAATACAACAAACAAGAGTACGCAAAGAACATACAACGCCCATGGCTTTGGATGAATTTGAACGTTTTGACAAGACAGTGTGCAAAGGATCTTTAGAAGGAGTTGACCAATTTGTAGGTGCTGAAAACACACAATATGCTTCAACAGAATTACTTTACCTGTATGGAGGACAGTATCTAAAAACATTACAAAAAAATTTAGACTTTCCTGTTGGTTGGCACTATGAAACATTACTCAAAGATTATTTGAAGAAAAACACAAATGCCAAATATCTTAAAGAAATAGAAAAAGGTGACTTTGATGATGAAGTTGCTGAGGCGTCAAGCAGATCCTAATTTATTTTTTTGTCCGTGGAAAAAAATTCGAGCATTATCGTTCTCCATTGCAATCACATCCAGCGAATATTCATAACACAAATCTCTCAAATAACTTTTACTCCAAGGAAAAAATGTTACACCCTCTGCAACAGGATTTGTATGCCCTACTCTTGAACCAGGATTGAACCGCCCAAAAAAATGACCTTTGTTTTTAAGATGACTCACGGATTTTGCAAATTGTCTACGCACCATAAACTCAGATCCAAAATTGATACTGCCTAATGCAAGTACAATATCCCATTCTTTTGTTCCACAATTAAAATTTTCAATGCTGACTTTCTCGTCTGCTTTGTCATTGTATGGATCTATACCATATAGATTAGGCACCTTATCTTTCAGATCATTAAATCCACATCCTACGTCTAGCACAGATTTAGGCTCAAGTTTGTTAATTTTGTCAACAAGACTCCAACCACTGTGTTCAAACTTGGTCCAATCTGGTTTCCAAATGCCAGAAAAATATTGTTCTACTGCATCGCTCATATTAATATTGTAGCATTTTATTGTGAATTGTCAACAAATGCATATGATGTAAAACCACCTTCTTTGGTTACTTTTAACACATTGTTTACTCGTCCTTGCAGTTCATCTCGGTGAGATATCAAATAGATGTTCTTGTGTCGCTCTCTGCAAATTTGTTTCAAAATCTTGATTGCATTTTCTACGCCTGCGGTATCCATGCCTGAATCAACCAGTTCATCTATAAACAATGTATTCACACTGTGATACAACATTTCCCACACATCACGGAATGCCCAGCATAAACTTAGAATCAATCTGTTGCGTTCGCCTCTGCTCAAATTATCAAAATCCAAATCCCTACTCATCTCTGTTATTTCCACACTGAGATCTGATTGGAATACAACTTCATGAGGCAGTCCTGTTTTGTCTAAGTAAAATGCAAGACGTGAATTCAAATAAGTTAAGTTTTGATCAATCACTTTTTTCCTTATGAATGAATCTTTGGAAGTCAACAGTTTGTACATGAATTCTTGATGATCTTGTAGTTTACGTAGATTGTTCATTTTGTCATATGACACTTGCTGTACTGCTGAAGATTTTAATTCAGCAATCTGTTCTGCATATGGATCATTTTCTTTTGTTTTTGTTTCAAGTTGTTGCCCCAAGTATTCTACTGTGCTTTCATGTTTGTAGGCCTCTTGTGCAGTTTCATAGTATGTGTCTGGTTGATCAAGATCACCTATGGTGCCTATTTTTCCGCTCAGTCTTGTTTCTTGTGCAACTAATTCTTCCACATAAGTTTCAAATTGTTTTTGATCGTCTTGATATTTTTGTACAAGTGCTTGATGTTTGTCGTCTTCCATTGTGGCACCGCATGTTGGACAAAGATTGTCTACAGTTTTTTCTATGTTTTCTAATATGTCTGTGAGTTGTTTGGTTGATTGTTTTATTGCTGTCTGCACAGTTGAAAGTTCACGTTCCCAAGTTCTTTTCTTGTTGTAGTTTTCTCTGTATGAATCTAATCGTTTATGTCGATCAATCTCGTCCTGTATGTCCACTTTCATTAATTCTTCTAATGATTGTGCCAGTTTGTCTATTTCTTCTTTTTGTGTGTTGGCCCAAGCACTACTTCGTATGTTTAAAGTATCAATAGAAGATTGTATTTTTTCATTATTGCGTTCCAATTGATCCAAACGTATTTCTTCTTCTTTGATTACTTCTTTTGTTTCTTTTAGTTCTTCTTTCAGTACTTCTGCTTTTTCAGACAGCACAGTGATTCCTAGCAGTTGTTCAATAATATCTTTTTGTTCTGCCGCTTTCAAACCAAAGAATGGAGGTGAATATGTGTGCAGTGCCACAATGTTTTGGAACATGATGTGACTCATGCATAATATTTTTGTGATGTCTTTTTGTGTTTCACGTGAATCGCCCTGTGCTTCGTCATTTATTTCTTCAACACCATCTACATAAAATTTAATCAGTGCTGGTTTTCTGCCACGTTCGATTTTGTATTTTTTGCCGTTTATTTCAAACTCACAAGACACCAACATATTTTTGCCGTTGGTCTTGTTAACAAGATTGTCACGTTTTATATTTGTAAGTGCATCACCAAACAGTGCAAATGATAGTGCATTTAGAATAGTTGTTTTGCCAGTACCATTTCTTGAACCAGCATCATCACCACCTAGGTCTATGTTTTGCCCTAGTACCAGTGTTAAGTCATGTCCCTCGAAATCCAATGCTTGGGTAACATTACCCACACTCATAAAGTTTTTAACAGTCAATGACTTAAATTTTATCATAAATTTTTGTATATCTCTAATAGTAAGTTGCTGTCATAATGATCTGAATCAACTGCCATGATTTGATTATGCACAATTTCATCTATTGACTCAAATGCTTGTGGAACTTCAGTTGAGTCATACTGTGTCATATCTCTTTGTTGTATGAATGTCATTTCACGCAGTTTGTATTGTCGCATAAAAGTATCTTTTACAAAGTTGGAATCTTCATATGTAATATCAGTGTCTATGTCTACACGCACATATGCATTCTTCTTTAGTATGGATGAGTTGTGTAGCAGTTCACTCAGTGATGCTGTCTGATACTTAGGACAGTCAGTCCAATCATGATAGATAGGATCGCCACCATGCTCCAGTTCCATCCATCCACGAGCAAAATCATTTGCATCTGAATAGTTGTGCGGAAATGAATTACCTATATAATGGATGTTGGATTTTACTTGCCTTTTGTGGAAGTGTCCTGAAAACACATAGTCATGATGTTGTAAATGTTCTGCTCGCAATTCATTAGTGTCAGGCATTGACACCATTGCATTCATTAAGAAATGGGGCAACTCAAAGTGACCAAACACGTACGGCATTGATTTGGCCTCTTTGAGTTCCTTCCATTCTTCACCAACTAACCACGGGATAAACGCACAATCCTCTGTGAAGTATGGTTCGTGAATAATTTCTAAGTTGGGAATATTTTTTGCCCATTCAACTGAATTGACAACTCTGGAATCTTTGAAATACAAATCATGATTACCCAATATGAAATAAGTTTTTTCAAATGCCTTTGCAAGTTTTTCTAGTGATCGTAATGAGTATCCAAGTGTGTCTATGTTGATAGTTGCTCTGTGATGATGCCAGTCACCCATGAATATGAATGTTTCACATCCTTTGGATTGAGCATCCTCAATAAACCAATCAACAAATCTCTCACAGTCTTGATTGAACTGTCTTGAGTTGCCCTTGTTGCCGAAATGTATGTCAGTGAAAACGGCCGCACGTTTAAATGTCTGCATATAAAATTATTTTACTATATTATCTAAAGTGTGTCTAGTCTCTTTTTACGTTCTTCTTCTTTTTGATCTTCTAGTTTTTGTAATTCAACTTGTTTCAGTTCGTGTTCTATCTGTCTGGTATGCGATGGCATCAAACCATTCTCTTGCAGTATGTCATCACGCAGTGCCTGATTTTTCTTTTCCACATTCAGTATTCTTGTGAATGAATTTGTGATGGCCGCTGTGTAATAAGCAAACGGATTTTCTGATTTAGATTCATCAAACTGCAAACCAATCTGTGACAGTTGCATCAGTGCTTGTCCTTGCATTTCGTCATTGTATGTGTATCCACGCCAGTTACCTCTGGTACCATATCTTTGTACCAGCAACAGGAACATTTTGGCCAACTTGGGAGTCATGGCGCCATGGTCAACTGAAAAATGTCCATTCTCCATGCCACCTTTCCAGTGGGATTTGCCTACCAGTATCAATTTGTCTTTGTTGTTGTAACGCCAATGTTGGAATGGAGGAAAGTTACACTTAACCTTTGATTCTGCTATGTTTTTTGGTTTTGCTTTTCTGTTTGAATTTGGCACATGATCAAATGTCATGACCCTAAAAACCAAGTCTTGTTTTGTAATGGTCTTTGGATTGATTTTTTCACCAGTTGCTTTTTCCATTTTTTTGACTCTGTTACGTCTTGCTTCTGCCACTGACCTGATATTGATTTTTTTCAACTCAGGCACAATAACATCAAAGTCACTGTCTTCATCTGAAATGTATGAACTGTATTTTTTCTTTGACTTGTGTATTTCCAACAGCAAGTCTCTGTTGTTTAAGTATTTGTTTCTAGCCATATCATTATTATAAACTACTGTGTTAATTTATGCAATAAATATCTTTGTATGGGAAAATTCACTAGAGGATTACAAAATATCGGCAGCTTAGTGCGAATAGCAGGCACTGGTGGAGTAAATGCCGTGCAATCAAGACTGGCACAGGCAGGTTTATTTCCTGGAGGTATATCAGGAGCCAGTAGGAAACCTTTGGCATCAAATGCTGGTTCGCCCTCATCCACAGGTGATTGGGCAGTCAAATTAACACTTGCAAGACAGACATATTCGGACTTGTTTGGAGCATCGCCACTGTCGGCAGGATTGACCAGCGGTGAAAACGGCATGCGATTTCCAACCACACCGTTTATTAATTTACAGCACACAGCAAACTACAATCAAATTGCAGTGATGCATAACAATTATCCTTATCAAGCATATCAAAATTCACAAGTGGCACAGATCACAATATCAGGTGACTTTCCTGTGCAAGACCAAATGAGTGGTTTGAGATGGCTGTCAACAGTCCATTTTTTACGAACAATAACAAAAATGTATTACGGTGGGGAATTGAATACAGGCAATCCACCTCCGGTAGCTAGGCTCAACGGGTATGGAGATCATGTGTTTAACAATGTGCCTTGTGTGGTCACAGACTTTACAGTTGAATTCAGACAAAATGTTGACTATATTTCTATTTCAGTGCCAACTGGAGGAGGCAGTCCGTTGAACGATGTAAGGAGACCAGATGCTTTTGGAGATCAGGATTTGAGAAGACCAGATGCATTGAGTTTTGGTGCGGCAGGATTATCGCAACTAACATCGGATCCATTACAGGCTAAAGAATCAGGGCCGATTAATAAAGTGCCTACAGATTCACTTATCACAGTAACAGTAATTCCTGTATACTCACGTAACAAAATTTCAAATCAGTTTGATCTTAAATCATTTGCTAACGGGGATTTAACAAATAAAGGATTCATTTAATGGCAAATTATGAAAATTCATCGCCCTATTTTGATACTCCGCAAGGAAGAGAAACATTAGGTTTATTGAACAAAAGATTATTTGAGTTCATGCAGGATGATGTATTGTACGAGATTGATTCCTTCTACGAACACAGACCAGACCTGTTAAGTTATGACTTGTATGGAACGCCTAAGTTATGGTGGTGTTTTCAGCACCGCAACATGGACACAATAACAGATCCAATATGGTCATTCACAGCAGGAACCTTAATTCGTATTCCTAAGAAGTCTACATTAGAAGAATACTTGGAAATTTAAAGTGGCATATAAAACAGTTACAGGTAAAGGCAACGCCAACGAATGGCAACGATCCTCCAAAAAAACTCAATATTCTGAGAAACTTGTTGGTGCCGGTGTATCATCTGAAAAATCTAAATTTTTAAAAAATTTGGCTAGCGATCTGTCGCAAATTTATGGAATAGTATCTGGTGGTGTAGATGGCGTGTTAGGAGCAATAGGTGACAAGTTTGCATCAGTACAACAAGATAGTGAAGGCAACATATTCAAAAACCCTGGAGATACTACAAAGATACCTCCGATGATCACAAAAGGCAGTTATAAAGCTGCCGGGGGCGGAGTTCTCAAAGATGCAGATGGATTCAAAGTAAAAAGTGGCAGTGGACCTATCACTTATGGAGATGGACCATCATATGGTACAGCCAGAGGCATCAACATGCGAGACATAGCAGGAGAACTTAACACAAAAGGAAATGCCTTATCAGACCCTAGAGTCAAATCACGAATGGGTTCAGGCGAAGCACAAGAGTTTGTAAATTCAACCAACAACTTGGCCTCGCGGAGATACATGGGTGCTAGGGGCAATCCTTTGTTAGATTTCGAGACAATGAACTATGTTATAACCTTAAGTTGTGTTTCCAAACAACAATTTAACAGTGGGTCATACAGAAGAAATCCAGGAGTTGTAATTGCTAAGACAGGTGGTAAAGGAAGACAAGGCACAGGCCCATTATCATATGATTATTATATTGAAAGATTAACAGTAAGAAGCACTGTTGCTCCTACCCCTAATGCTTTTGCCACTAATGCATACCAAATATTTTTTGACATAACAGAACCATTAGGAGTCGATTTGATTCCTGCTCTTATACAAGCCGCGATGCAACAAGGATATGAAAATCATTTATCCGCAGTGTATGTGTTGAAAATTGAATTTGTCGGCAATGATGACAATGGTGTGCCACGTAAAATTTCCGGAACTACAAGATATATTCCTTGTAGGCTGTTTAAAGTTGATTTGGATATTGATGAAGGAGGCGGAAGATACAACATACAGGCCGCGCCTTACAACTATATACAGCAACTAACAGCATATGACAAACTAAATGAATCCGTAATTCATACTGGAACCGATGTACAAACTTTAGTGCAAAATTTCTTTGTTGGATTAAATGAAAATTATAAAGTAAAAAAGGATGATGACAAAGTTGTTGTCAAACCTCACTTGTATGAATTTGATATCGAAGGATCCTCTGCAGACATAATAAAATCTAAATTAGGATTTGGTGATCCCGGAGCATCGGCAAATCAGGCAATTAACACATCTCCTGCAGGTGGTCCAGGGGGCGGTGATTCTGCTTCACGTAAAGTCACAGCTCAAAAAGGAACATCTATTGTGGAGTATCTTACTCATGTAGTACAAAATTCTAAATTTATATTGAATCAGTTTGATGCTTCGAATGATTCAACAGATGAAATTTATAGCACGATCAAAATAATGCCTAGCACAGAAATAATAGATTTGGATAACGGATTAGGCGAGCCGCAATACAAATTTAGCTATTCACTTAGACAACAAAAGATTGCAGTAGAGTCAAGCGATGTATCGCCAGTTAGAACTTACAATTATATCTACACAGGCGAAAACAAAGATGTGCTTAATCTAGATATAAAATATCAGTTTGCTTATTTCCAACCAGGCAGATACTATGATGCCATGCAAAATAAACTTAAAAACGATGACGATAATTTAGAGGAAGAAAGCACATCTAATCAAGGTCCAAGTTTTGATGATAATTCTTTAGGCAAAGGTGGAACATCAGCGGCAAAAGTGCCAACAGCACAAGAATCTACTGACACTGCAAATCCAGATGCTCCTGCGGCCAATAGAGAAATGGCAGATGTATTCAGACAAATTTTAGAAGATCCTGCCGCAGATTTAATTGTTGTGGATCTCACAATATTAGGAGATCCTTACTGGATTGAACAAAAAACACTTAATCCTGGCAACAATCAAATGACATCGGATGGACAAACAGAACCAGACGGGTCTGTATCTCCAGATGCAAATAATATTGTAGTACAATTGAATGCAAGATATCCTTCTGATATTAATGACGACACAGGATTGATGAGACTTAATTTGTCTGCTTTTTTCCAAGGAAAATTTAGAGTAATATTATGTGAGTCTAATTTTGAAGGTGGTGTTTTCCAACAAACAATTACAATGACAAGATTCAGAGAACAAGAAAATGATAAGAAATATATTTCCCCAGCAAAAGGAATCGCACCATTTGCTGGCTCAGGTAATGCTCCTGCTACAAGAGGACTTTCAAACAGTTTGAATCTACAAGGTGGATCCTTTAATGACGATGCACTAGGCAGATCTACTAGAAATGTAAGTTACAAAAACAAAAACAATAGAGGACCAAACGGTTACGTATCCATAGACAAGATAGCTAATAATAATAAAAAGAGAAAAAACAATAAGGTATTACGTAGATTAAATCAAGGATTAGGATTATAGATGCCACAGCATAAAAGAGAGTTCAATCCAATGTCACCTTCAATGGGTGTATACATAGGCACAGTAATGAACTCTGCTGATGTAAACAGATCCGGCCGATTGGAAGTTTCTATCCCTGCCTTACAAACACACAAAGACGTTCCTGATAGAGCTGTAGCTGACGTCACATACACAGTGAGATACTGTTCACCCTTTGCTGGCCAAACTCCTGTGCGTGATGCAAGAGGTACCAACAGTGGAGACTTTCATGCTACACAAAAGTCATATGGTTTTTGGGCAGTGCCGCCAGATATAGGTACACAGGTGCTTGTGATGTTTGCCAATGGAAATGTCAATGAAGGGTTTTGGATAGGTTGTGTGCCAGACATGCAGATCAACCACATGGTGCCAGGATTAGCATCATCGCCACGCAGTATTGAAGAAGGTGGAGGCGGTCCTGGAGGAGGCGATGCACAAAAACGATTTGGTGGATTAGGCATTGAAGATTTACCTGTGGCAGAACCAAACAGAAAAATTACAGACGATGCTGTAGGCATCAACACAGATTATGCTACCGATAACAGTGCAAAATATAGACCGGTGCACACACCCTTGGCAGAGTCATTGTTGGCACAAGGATTGATCAAAGACAAAATAAGAGGCATCACCAGTTCGTCAGCGAGACGTGAAACACCTTCACAAGTGTTTGGCATCAGCACACCGGGTCCTATAGACTTCGAAGGGCAGTTTGCGGCTCCTAACACAGACTCTGTAAACAGACATGGAAAAATAGGAGAAAAATTTGCACACTCAAGATTGGGTGGACATTCGTTTGTAATGGATGATGGTACTCCTAGTGTACAAGGAAAAACACCTATCGAAAATGAATTGATAAGATTTAGAACACGCAAAGGTGCTCAAGTATTGTTGCATGATTCAGAAAACACTGTGTACATCATAAACAGCACAGGCACAGCATGGGTAGAACTGTCAGAAGATGGCAAAATAGACATGTATGCAGATGAGTCTTTCAGTGTGCATACCATTGGTGATTTCAATCTTAGAGCAGAACGTGATATTAATATAGAAGCGGCCAGAAACATCAACATGAAAGCCACAGGGCAAAACAAAACAGATCAATTTATAAATTCAAATGAAGACATTGTGACAGGTAGAATACACATTGATGCCAACGAAGATATTGAGATGCTGGCACAAAAAGATGTTGCTGTTAAATCAGAAGAACAAATGATATTTGAAGCACAAAAAAACATGCGATTGCAAACTAGAGATGATTTTTCTTTGTATGCACAAAATTTTGCAGAAATTGAAGTAGGCAGTGCTTCAGCCAGTGATAGTTCCGGCACTGGTACACTACAGCTGAGAGTAAAAAATAATTTCAACACTTTCATAGGAAATGACAGTAAAAGTTATGTTGGTAATGATAATGTACTAGAGGTTGCAAATGACAACAAAATTTTTGCCGCCAATGATCATTTGGTAAACACAGCAAGTGAAATACATTTTAACACTTCAGGCAAAGTTGTATCTGGTGTGGTTGGAGCAAACATTGTGGTAGAAAATGTTGTTGGTGATGAAGGAGAACGTGTTCAACAATTAAGCACATTTGAAAATGTAATTGTGCCAGAAAGTATAGACAAAACAGTAAAAGAAATTAAAAGACAATCTATTATGAAACGTGTGCCAACAGCAGAACCTTATGCTGAACATGAAAACAAAAGAAAAGTTGTATTCAATAATATTGTGTCAGTAGACAAGTCGGGAATATTGTTCACAGACAGAGAACTTACAGACGAAAGATTTACAGAAACACCTGACAATGAAGATGCTCAAGCAAGGAGAGGTGTGTAATGCCGGGAGTATGCAGAGACAACGATGCGGCAGGTGGTGATTTAGTTCCATCACAGACCACAGTAATAGCTAATGGCGAAGAAATAATTGTGAATGGTGATACAGTGGCCGCACATGGACTTGCTCCACACTTAGAACAGACCATAGTGGCCGGGTCCAATGCAGTATTTGTTGGCGGCAAAGCAGTGTGTAATGCTGGCGATGTTGCGTCAGTGTGTGGCGAGGCTGCCACAGGTTCCAGTGATGTGTTTGTAGGATAAGTAATAGTATGGCTGATCAAGATATATGTAAAAAATGCAATACACCGTCACACTGCACTGGTGAATCTCCTGTAATGAAAGAGTTTGCCATGTCCGCTGAGGGTACAGATGCCGATAGATGTTACAAATGCGATTGCGTTCAATGTGATGGTTCGGCTATTGTAAAATAGTTTTATGGCAGTAAAAAACTTCAATGAAGTAAATTCAACCACACAAGGTGTGTCTAACACAAGAATATTTCGAGGACACAGTTCTGTTGGCAGAGACTTTGCTGACACTAAACTATATGATATAGAATTAGTCAAACAAGATTTACTCAATCATTTCAATATATTAAAGGGCGAAAAACTGGAAAATCCAGACTTTGGTACAAATATTTGGTTATATTTGATGGATCCGTTGGATGATGAAACCAGAAACGCTGTGATTGAGGAAGTTGAAGCGATTGTAAACTATGATCCACGTGTTGAAATGGACAGCATAGAAGTTAACGATTACGAACAAGGACTACAAGTAAAAGTGTCAGTTGTGTACACTGGATACGGATTAGGTGAATCTATGGACTTGTTATTCGACTCACAGCAAGGATTATTGGCTGGTCCTTCAGAAGTTTACACTGCGGCCTAATCATAAACTCAGCACTTTTTAAAAACTATAAATATTATTATGCCATCTAATGATAGACAGAACTCTCTACTTGTAAATGACACTTGGCAGAGAATATACAGAACGTTTTCACAAGCGGACTTTAAATCTTATGATTTTGATACCATAAGACGAACACTGATTGATTACCTTAGATTAAACTATTCAGAGTCGTTCAATGACTACATCGAATCATCAGAATATCTTGCACTGATTGATTTGATTTCTTATGTGGCACAATCTATTTCATACAGAGTTGATCTAAATGCTAGAGAAAACTTTATTGATCTTGCTGAACGTAAAGAGTCAGTGTTAAGATTAGCAAGACTCATATCATTTCAACCCAAAAGAAATATTTCTGGATCAGGACAACTAAAAGTTACCTCGATCACAACCACTGAGACTGTGTTAGATGCAAATGGAAACGATTTAGCAAACACTCCGATACTTTGGAATGATGTTACAAACACAAATTGGCAGGAACAATTTAATGCTGTGCTTAACTCTGCTCTTCCAAGAGCACAAACAGTTGGAAAACCACAATCAACAGGAACTGTTGGTGGAATAACAACAGATCAATACAGATTAAACTCTAGTAATATTGGATTGCCAACACAATCATTTTCTCGCAACATCAACGGAATAGCAATGGATTTTGAAATTGTGCCTGTTGCATTAGACGATGGATTTGTTATAGAAGAAAATCCAGTGCCAGGCAATTCACTTTCTTTCTTGTACAAAAATGATGGAAGAGGATTTAGTTCTAATTCAACTGGTTATTTCTTCACATTCAAACAAGGAGAAATGAACAGCACAGACTTTACTATCGATTCACAACTTCCAAACACTATTGTGACTGTTGAAGAAAACGGAATCAATAACGATGATGTATTCTTGTTCAAACTAGACCAAAACGGATTGTTAGAACAAGCATGGACCAAAGTGCCTGCTATCACAGGCAACAATGTGATATACAACACATTGGCCAACAATATTACTAACCAGTATGCTGTGGTTACAAAAACAAATGATCAAATTGATCTTGTATTTTCAGATGGCACATATGGAACAATGCCTGTAGGAAACTTCCGTGTGTTTTACAGACAAAGTAACGGACTGACATATAGAATTCAAACAGGAGACATGCAAAATATTTCATTTGATGTCGAGTATGTGTCACGCAATAATCAAATCAACACATTAACCGTGACAGCATCACTCACAAGCACAGTGACTAATGCGGCTCAGTCTCAAAGCATAGTGGACATCAAAACACAAGCTCCTCAAGTGTATTATGCCAACAACAGGATGATTACTCCAGAAGATTATCAAATTATTCCTTTGACACAAAATCCTTCATTGGCAAAAGCAAGATCACAAGTGAGAGCTATAAGTGGTACTTCAAGATTTTTAGATGTTACAGATCCAACAGGAGTTTACTCAGAAACTGATATAGTGGCTGATGATGGAATGGTGTACAGAGACATTGTTACTGAATCATTTGATTTTTCATTCACAACAAGGGATGATGCAAGAAAAGTTATTACTAGTTCTGTTGCAAACATATTTGAATCCAGTTCACTCAAACAATTTTATTATGATAATTTTCCGAGACCACAAATTTCTGGACTTAAAACTTGGAAAAAATCGACACAGACTGGGAATCAAGTCACAGGTTACTTCCTTGCAGAAGGGGCAGATTCGAGTGTATTAGCAGTTGGCACATCTAGTGTGTCTAATCTGCAATATGTGACAGAAGGTGCATTGTTAAAGTTTGAGCCAACATCTGGCAGTCACTTTATGACTGAACTAGGCACACAGATGTCTGGTGCGCCTGGCCATCCTGGCAGTGCTGAAATAATGTGGACAAAAACTATCAGTGTTGAGGGTGATGGGTCCAATGGCGGACAAGGAGAACTAGCTGATGGTACTGGGCCTATTGTGTTATCGGATCTTATTCCTACTAATGCAGAACTTAAAGAAATTATTCCTAAGTATGTAGACAGTATCTCTACAACATTAGAAACTGCTATCATAGACAAAGTAGTTGCATTCAAAAACTTTGGACTAGGATACAACAACACAACCAGAGCATGGTATGTAATTGATGATGACAACTTGAACACTGGAGATTTTGATTTATCCTTTGCGGAAAACAAAACAAGTGCAAGTTTAGATGCATCTTGGTTGATAAGATTTTCTACCAATGGATTGACGTACACAGTATTCAACAGAGCAACACAATACATATTCCAAAGTTTTTCAAGAAATAAATTTTATTTCGATGAGTCAGTAAAAGCAATTGATCCTGAAACAGGCTTGGTTGTAAAAGATTCAGTCACCATTTTAAAATCCAACACAAAACCTGATTTTGTATCAAATTTGACATTTGATTATAAATGGCAGATTGTAAAAAATATTGTTGGTGCAGATGGATATTCCGATACACGCAAAATACAAATAGGATTATTTGACGGTGATGATGATGGAGTGGTAGACAATCCTGATTTATTTGCTCTTATTGTTTCGCCCACAACAGACATTAATGAAAAATACGTATTCTTTCAAACTGTGACAGTAAACGGATTTGAGCAATTGAATCCAATTAACAATACAGAGTTTGTCACAGTGCCAAAAGAAACTGATATCACTAATCCTGCCATTTATGCAGATGGACAAAAATTTTATTTTTATCAAGACGACGAATTCAAGACATACAATTCAACTACAAAACTGTTAGAGGAACTGACAGGATACACTGCTAAACTGGGCAGACAAAGTTTGATTTACAGATACAATCATGGTGCTCCTAGAGACAGACGATTAGATCCATCAGTGAGTAACATTATAGACTGTTATGTGATGACAAAATCATATGATATAGATTTCCGTGCTTGGTTAAATGCAAATCAATTGACAGCCGAGCCTCAACCACCAACTGTGGCAGAATTAAATGACACATATTTGCCAACGCTGAATCAATTAAAAAGTGTAAGTGACACAATAGTTTTTAATCCAGGAGAGTATGTGCTGTTGTTTGGTAAAGGAGCTGAAACATCTCTGCAGGCAACATTTAAAGTTGTAAAAAATAAAGCAACAGCAGTGTCAGATAATCAAATCAAGTCTAATTTGATCGAAGCAATCAATGATTATTTCACTTTGGCTTTATGGGATTTCGGCGACACATTTTACTTTACAGAATTAGCGGCATACTTGCACAATGTATTGGCACCAGATGTGTTGAGTATTGTGATTGTACCAGCAAGTGCAACAACTTCATTTGGATCATTGTTTGAAATTACTGTGGATGGCCATCAATTGCCTATTTCATCTGCCACAGTTGATAATGTTCAGATAATATCATCTAACACAGCAGAACAACTTAAATCAACAGGCACTGTGGTATCATCAACTACCGGAGCGGCTGTCACAGGTGCAAGTGCAACTGCTACTACATCGGTGAATTCAACCATCACATCAGGATCATCAGGCTCAGGATATTATTAAGATGGGTAAGAGCACACGCAAATCGCAAACTCTGTTACCTGAAGTCTTCCAAACCAATAAAAACAAAGACTTTTTAACAGCCACTTTGGATCAGTTAATTGAGCCTACCAAAACACAGAAGTTATCATCTTACATAGGTCATACAACAATTCCTTCCTACAAGGCAACGGATGGGTATGTGCCAGAACTTACTGATGACAGAACCAATTATCAGTTAGAGCCAGCAACACTTTACAAATCTAATGGAATAGATGTTGATTTTGCGGCTCCTTACATTGATGTAATCAACGATATTGAAGCACAAGGTGGTTCAAAAATTAAACACGACAGATTGTTATCAAATCAAACATACTCTTATGCTCCACCTATTGACCATGACAAATTTGTAAACTATAGAGAATACTTTTGGATAGCACAAGGATTGTCACCAATTGTATTGCAACCAGGCACACCTGGGGCAACTATTGAATTTGATGTAAAAAATAATTACAGTGGTGCATATGTGTTCAGTCACAAGACTGCAAACAACCCTGATATTATTGTGTACAAAGGCAACACATACAAATTTAATGTAGCTGCATCAGGACATCCATTTTTAATTAAGTCACAGTACGGTACTGGTACTCAAGACAAGTTGGAAGAACCTATGGTTGAAAACAATGGGGCAGACAATGGTACAGTCACATTGAATGTTCCAGCAAGTGATTCAAGCACACAATATCCTACAATAATTTTTTATCATTGTCAGAATCATACCGGAATGAAAGGTAGAATTATTATTAGAGATCTTGATGATGAAGATTTTGATCCTGAAGAAAATTTAATAGGTACAACATCATTTACGGATTACACTGGGTTGAAGTTGACAAACGGATTGCCTATCAGAATAGGTAATGACGTAACAGAAACATATAAAAACAAAACTTATTATGTAGAAGGTGTAGGCACATCAACTACACTGACACTGGAAAGTGAAATTAGAACATATGGCACATGGGCAGAAGAAATAGGTGCAATTTTCGATGCAGCTGGCACTGAAGGATTTGATACAGGAGGCTGGGATAATTCAACCGGTCAATTGGTTGCTGTTGATTATTGGACCATAAACAGATCAGCACGTGACAGAAATGCTTGGTCAAGATCAAACAGATGGTTCCACAAAGATGTAATCGCACTTTGCAACTCAAAAAATAACTATGCTATTCCAATTTCAGAAAATCAAAGAGCAAAGAGACCTATCATAGAATTTGAAGCAGGCTTGAATTTATACAATCATGGATATACTCATAGACTAGTTGATGTTGTTGACACGCAGGTCACTGATGCTCTGTCACTTGTAAGTGGAACTTTAGGATTTATTTCAGATGGCACTGTGTTGCGTGAGAATGATCTAGTTGTGTTTACACAAGATGAACAGCAGAAAAATAAAATTTTCCAGGTTAAATTTTATGAATTAGGAGATTCCACTGCAGGCAATCCTAGTAGACTACATTTACAAATTGTAGATGATTCTACAGCGATAGCAGATGGAACCTCTGTCGTAGGCACACGTGGTAATAATCAAGGAATATCTTATCATTATTCATCAGCTGATTACAAATGGACCAAATCACAACAAAAGACAAGTGTGCAACAAAAACCTTTATTTGATGTGTTTACAGATGCACAAATATCATTATCTAATTTAGATACATTTATTTCTACAGACTTTGTAGGATCCACTGTGTTTGAAATCAACACTGATGATTCGCAAGGTACACCTGACACTGTGTATGGTACAAATGTGATATATTCACGATTAGGATTGTTGAGTGACATGCAAGTGAATGACACTTTCAACACAGACACTATCACTTATGTGCAAGGTACAGCTCCAGTATCTGAAAACATAAAATCATATTATCTAAGGAAAACAAATCAATTTGGGGAACAAGAATTAGTTACAAATTACAGAATTACCAAAGCAGACGGCAAACAACGAGTGGTAGAACAATATGTTGCTACTGCGGATCAAAATCAATTTGAAGTAGAATCTTATCAGAATCCAAACTCGCTTACTGATCTAACATTATTAGTGTTTGTAAATGGAATAAAAACAACAGCATATACCACAGTGGCAGGTGTGCAAGACAAATTGTTTGTAAAATTAGATACAGTATCTACACAAGATGACATAGTAACAATCAAATCACATTCGACAGTTGGTATCAGAACTTTGAATGGATATTATGAAGTTGCACCTGCGGCACAAAATAATCCATTGAATGAAAGTGTTGGCACATTAACAATAGGCGATTATGCAAAACATTGGTATTCTGCTTTAGAAGAAGTAGATGCATTAACAGGAACCATAGTCGGAGCAAATAATTCACGTGACATAAAAGAAATAATTCAACGTGGAACGAAAATTGTACAACATGAAGGCAGTATGCCTTTGGCTTCTTTATTCTTACGTGATGACACAGTCAATATTGTAGAATCCTGGAGAAAGACAGGTGTAGATTACGAACAATTCAAAGCTAACATTTTGAGAAAAGCAGAAACACTTGTAATGACAGAATCTGCATCAAAAAATCTTGATATTATTTTAGATGAAATTAATGCAAACAAAAATTCTAGTTTTGCTTATTATGATTCAGACATGATTGCATATGGTGGCGACAAGACAATATTGTCATACACAGTGGTTGATCCTGCAGTCACTTTATATCCTATTACATCTGCATTTGATCTTACTGCATTATCTCAAAAAGCACTTTACATATATGTCAATGGCACACAATTGGTACATGGGCGTGATTATGAATTTATTGGCCTTGACGATTCTGCAAACTTTATAGGTTTTGAAATTAAATCTGCTCTAGCAACTGATGATAAAATCACTGTAGATGAGCATGACACAACAAATGGATCTTTTGTACCTGCGACACCTAGTAAACTAGGACTAGCTCCAGCATACGAACCAACTCTAGAACATGATGATATCTATCTTAATGAAGATTCGTCAACAGGTGGATTATTAACTATCAAAGGACATGATGGAAGCAGAACTATTGGATTTGGTGACTTTAGAGATGATATCTTATTAGAGTTTGAAAAAAGAATATACAACAATATAAAAATTACTCATAATCCTGAAGCAATTGAATTTTCTTATGGTAGATTCAAAACTAATTCTTACACTCGTACAGAAGTAATCAATGCATATGCACGTGATTTTTATTATTGGACTGGTACAAACGGGATAGACTATGTGTCCAACGATGTTTACCAAAATGGTGAACCATTCACATGGAACTATTCAGACTATTCAAAAACAATCAACAGAACAACAGACAGTGATCCATTACCTGGACATTGGCGTGGTGTGTATTTGGAATATTTTGATACTGTTTCTCCACACTCTACTCCATGGGAAATGTTTGGCTTTGGAGCAAAACCTAGTTGGTGGGATGATAGATATGGACCAGCACCATACACAAGAGGCAACAATGTTTTATGGAACGATGTAGCAAGAGGCACAATAGCACTTGGTGACAGAAAAGGTACATATAACAAATACAAACGTTCCGATGTGTATTCTGTAATCCCTGTAAGCGAAAATGGAGACTTAGTTGCTCCACCTAATGCTGGATTGTTGACCGACGATACTATCAACTCTCTCAACCTATCACGCAAATGGTCATATGGTGATATGGGACCAGCTGAATGGGCATGGCGTTCATCGTCATCATGGAGATTTGCTGAACAAATAGCAAAATTTTTAGCACACCCTGTAAAGTATGCAGGAGTATTTTTTGACATATCAAGGAATACTACAAATGCAGTTGGACAAAACATTTACAACAATCAATACAGACAGTCGCCATCAAATTATGTGCTTCCATCAACGGCCCAAACTGCAGGTTATATTAATGTAATTTACGATTATGTAAAATCACAAGGGTTAACTAGCACAGCACTAGAAGTAAGATTACAAAATCTAAGTGTACAGTTGGTTTACAAACTAGCAGGATATTCCAACAAACAAAATTTAGAAGTTAAACTTTCTTCATCTTCTCCTTTGTCGTCAAACCAATCAGTGTTTACTCCAAAAGAAAACTACAATTTGATATTACATAAATCTGCTCCAACTTCTGTGTCTAACTATTCAGGTGTAATTGTTGAAAAATCAACAAACGGATACAAGGTAAGTGGATATTCAAACTTTAATCGTGCATTCAAAATTAATGCTCCTATCACCACACGTGATGCCAGTGTTATTGCAGTAGGACAGACCACTGACTCATTTTCAGAATGGCAACCTGGAGGTTCTTATGCAAAAGGATGGATCGTAAGAAATGCGGGAATATTTTACAGAGCATTGAATGCCGTAGCATCTGGAGATACTTTCGAAGAAAGCAATTGGTCAGAAATAGGACCAGTGCTACCACTCAAAGGCGGAGTCAGTGTAAAGAAATTTTCTAACTATCACACAAACATTACCACAGTGCCATATGGTACAGAATACACCAGTGTGCAAGATCTTGCAAATTTTGTGTACGGATACGATCAATATTTGCAAAGTATAGGATTTGTATTTGATGAATATTCAACTGATTTAGAATTAACAATGGATTGGGATTTGTCAGTCAAAGAAATTTTATTTTGGACTACACAGAACTGGTCAAACGGTTCGGTCTTGTCTGTATCACCTGCTAGTTCACAATTGACACATGTAAGACCTGCATCGATAGGTGACGATCTAGTACAAGGTGATAGATTTTACACTGTATTACAACAAGATGGATTGCCTATTATTCCTAAAAATTTAAGAGTAAGCAGAGCAGATGGACAATTAGTAATTGGCACTAATCCTAACGAAGATGGAATCTACAATGCTGATATCCGTACAGTGCAAAAAGAACATTTATTAGTGCTTGATAATTTGACATCGTTCAAAGATGTCATTTATGATATTGAACTAGGTGCAAGACAAGAAAGATTAAAATTAGTAGGATTCAAAACAGCAGACTGGCAAGGAGATTTATATTCACCTGGTTTTATTATTGACAGAGCACAAATATCGGATTGGGAACAATACAAAGATTATAAAATTGGTGACGTAGTAACGTATCAAGGAAACACTTATGTTGCAAAAAATAGTCATACATCTACAAATAATTTTGATGCTTTACAATTTGCAATTAAGACTACTCCTGTTCCTGACATAATCAATAACTTAGATAACAAGGCCGAATCGTTTAGAGATTTTTATTCTTTGGATACAGAAAATTTTGATGCTGAACAACAAAAATATGCACAGCACTTGATAGGATATCAAAAACGTGATTATCTAGTAAATTTGGGGTTTGAAGAAGCAACACAATATAAATTGTATCAAGGATTTATTCGAGACAAAGGCACAAATCAAATTATAGATAAAATTACATTGCCTACACAATTTGGTCAAAACGCAACATTCTCTCTGTTTGAGGATTGGATGATAAGGATTGGAGAATATGGTGGACACAGAACAAAAAATCAATACGCATGGCCAATAAGCGGTGAAAATCACACAGAGCTTCAGCATGTATATCAGATCACAGATGCAAGTAAAGATGATACTGGTGTGGTGTTGAATGTTGCTAATAATGAATTCAATAAACGTCCTTATGAAATTCCAGCAGAAAAATTTACTGCTTACTCATATGACAGTTCAAATTATCCTAGTAATATATTCAAAATGGGTACAGCAGGATACCCTCAAGTTGAGCAAGTAGACTTCACAGTGTGGAATACCACTGACATGACTACACTTGATGTTGAAACGTTCAAAGAAGGAACCACAATTTGGATTGCAAACACACCTACAGGAGATTGGGATGTTAGACGTGTAAATTTAACTAACAATTCAATTTTGTCTTACACCCAATTTGACAATAAAGTGCAATTTACTACAACTGAACAACATGGATTGAATGCCGGTGACTTTATTGCAATATTAAACTTTGGAACACAAGCAGACGGGGTGTACGAAATATCTTTACCTCTTGATTCTACTGACACTGCATATAAATTTACAATCACTTTTGAAGGTACTCTAGATAGTTCAAGTCTGGACGGAGACCTTGCTAAAATTCAAACTATTCGAACTGCCGACATTGATAATTTGCAGGACATTACACCTATCAAAGGATGGCAAACCGGGGATTATGTTTATGTGGACAATGCATATGAAACCAATGGCGGCAGTTGGAAAGTGTGGCAACGTGATTCACTAGGAGTGTTTACTTTTGAAGATGCACTAGGAATCAACACTGATCTTGCTGACAAGAAAAATGATAATGAAGAATTTGGTGCAAACTTGGCACTATCAACAGACACAAAATTTCTTGCAGTGACGGCAAAAGGTGCAGAAAGAATATTGATATACAATAGACCAAAAGCATCTGATGATATATCTATGTACACACAGATTGTTCCTGGCATTAAAAATACTGCTGGAGATGATGAATTTGGCACATCAGTGGCAATTTCCGATGATGGTGGAATAGTTTTAGTAGGTGCTCCAAACACTGAAGATATTGTAAAAATGACAGCACCTGGTCCTTCACAAGACAGCACTAGATCATTTGCTAGGGGACAAAATGTAATAGGTGGCGACACTGGAGCAACTGGTACAGTGATGCGTTACGAAGAGGGCACAACGCAAGACATATTCTACGTAAAAGTAACCAGTGGCACTGACTTTGATGACAGCACATTAAATGCTAATGACTCATCATCAGTATCAATTATTGACAAAGTAATTACAGATGGTAATAGAACTGCACAAGGCACAGTGAATGTGATTACGCAAGACACTAATAAACAGTTTGCTATATCGGCTAACCTTGTTTCGCCTAACATTAAATCAGGAGAACGTTTTGGAGAAACAGTTGGCATATCAGGTGATGGAGAATGGATAGTAGTTGGTGCACCAGGAGGTCCAAATGACTCAACACTTGCTGATCAAGGACAAGTTTATGTATTCAAAAGAGGTGTGTCGGATTCATCAGGATTGGCTCAATACGAGCATTGGCAAACTCTAACACCTAACACACTATCGCAAGTAGGAGCAAGATTTGGTGAAACATTACAAATATCCAATGATGGTTCTGTGATTGCTGTTGGAGTAAAACTATATGACGACAGCACATTAGCAGATCAAGGTATTGTGTTTGTGTGGAAAAAGTCTGGGGCAACATATATTGAAGTAGAAAACTTAAGGCAAGACACTGCTCAAGCAAATACAAAATTTGGTACATCAATACAATTGAGTGCAGATGGAACAGATTTATTAATTGGATGTCCACGTGAGACAGTTACTGAACCAAACCAAGGTACAGTGTATCATTATATCAACCAAACATCAACACACACTGGTGATGGTTCAACAACAGCTTTTGTACCAACATTTACAGTTCAAAAATACACAAGATTATATGTAAGCACAGGCACAAATAACTGGGCCTTTGATGATTCATCATCACCACTAGCAACAACCTATCATGTAGATGAAGCAACTAATACAGTAACACTTTCATCTACGCCAGCATTAGGTGACACAGTGGTTATTTCACAGTACCAAAAAGCACAAAAGATTGTGTCACAACCTGCTGAAGTTGAAGGACAATTTGGAACCACTGTTGCATTGAGCGGCAACAACTTAGCAGTGTACTCAGCAAATGGAAATAATACTAGAGTAACAACATTTGATAAATTTATGGATGATGGTTCTACTGAATTGAACGAAACAACATTTGATGCTGGAGGTACAAGTTTCTCTGCCACTGTGTTGGATACAGGATCTGTTCAATTATACTCTAAATATGATACATCATATTTGCACAATGAGACATTATCGTATGCAGGAGCAACAGTAAATGATTCATTTGGACAAGCATTAGCAGTCAGCAGTCAAAATGTTTATGTTGGAGCACCTGGAGTTGAAGTGGTTGCTAATGATAGTTCTACTAGAGCAGATGCAGGCGAAGTGTATTACTATGCAAAAACAAGCACATCAGATTATTGGACTGAAACAATTACACAAGACGATTTAATGAATCCAAATTCAATTGAGAAAACATTCATGTACACTCGAGTGAACAATCAAAAAATTATAGACATGCCGCGAATAGATCCTGCCAAAGGTTTATTTTTTGCTGAAATAGAAGAAAACATTAGATACAAAACACCTTTTGACCCTGCAAATTATGATTCTTGGAATGATGAACATGTAGGTGAAGTTTGGTTAGATACGAAGCAACTTAAATTTTTATGGTATGAACAAGGAGAATTAGAACAAAGATTATTGAACTGGGGGAAAGTACACCCTGCAAGTGATGTATCAGTAAAAGAATGGGTACGAAGTATCTATACTCCTACAAATTATAATATATTATCAGCCACAGTCGAAGGCCAACAAGAAGGAATCACAGGCACAGCACAAACAAACTTTGTTACACAGAATGTGTTTGACGATGTAAAAAACACATTTGTTGAAAGATATTTTTACTGGGTAGAAAAATCTTCTACAGTGCCTGCAGTTGACAACAGATCAATTTCTACAGCACAAATTGCCAGCACAATTGAAGATCCGAAATCATATTCGGAAAATTATAGTGCTGTGATTGACTCCAATGCAGTACTATTGAGTATTCAACCAAGTGTGCTGACAAATAAAAATATTGCTTTTCATATTGAAAACACTACAGACACTGATCCAATTCAAGCACATGAAGAGTATGTGTTATTATCAGAAGGTGATCCAAACGTTTCTTTACCAAAAGATCTTGTACAAAAATATCATGATTCATTAGTTGGAGTAGATGTAAATGGCAGAACAGTGCCTGACTTAGAATTCCCTGAAGATATGCGTTTTGGTACATTGAATAGACCTAGACAATCAATCTTCAAAAATAGATTGAACGCACTAGAAACTGTTGTCAAATTTATTAATTCGAGATTGATATTACAACCATATGCAACACAGGTTGATTTAAGTTTGATGACTGCATCGGATCCTATACCCAACATACTATTAGGTGAGTATGATCAAGTAGTTGACACTGAAATAGATTTAGACTACATCAATACAGAAACATTTGCATCCGGTCGCAAAGTTTTAGTCACAACAGATTCTTTGGTACAAGGATGGGCAATTTACAATTATGATGGCAATAAATTTATCAGAGAGCGTAATCAACAGTTTGACACAAACAGATATTGGTCATATGCTGATTATTATGCTAGTGGTTACTCATCTTTCACAGTGCCAGACATCATTGTAGCAGACGAGAAGGCAAAGAAAGAACTGTCATCTGAAATAGGACAAATTGTTAAAGTCAAATCATCTTACAATGGTGCTTTCAGATTATATGTTACAACAGCAGGTGGATATGATGTTGTAGGAATAGGCAACGGCACAATTCAACTGGATGCTTCTTTGTATGATTACTCAGGCACATCAAGAGGATTTGGTGGCGAAGCATATGACTCTTTAACATTCGATGAAGAAGCAGTTCAAGAACTAAGAAATATCCTACAAGCAATTAATTCATTCCAAGAGAGTTCAGACTTTGATGCGGCAGAAGTATTCTTTACTGCAATAAAAGTTGCATTGGCTCAAGATCCTGGAGCAGACTGGATTGTCAAATCATCATTTATCAAAAAAACAAACGAAATAGAATCGATATCTAATAAATCCGAATTCCAATTGGATGTTTCAAACTCGGTGGATGCTTTCTTTGATGAAGTACTTCCATACAAGACACAAGTACGTGATGACGTCAGCAAATATGGTATCAAAGAAACAATGGAAGGTGACTTTACTGACTTTGATAATCCTACATATTGGGACAGTGATCTAGGAAAATATGTTACTCCAACAGTTGTAGCAGGTGATTCAACTTACTTTAGTGTGTATGAAAACAATCCACACAAATTTTTCTCTGACAACTACAAATACAAAATTGTTGAAATTGCTGTAGACAAAGGTGGAGCAGGATACACAGTTGCTCCTAACATAACAATATCAGGCGGTGGCGGTTCAGGCACAGTTGCAAAAGCAAGTATTCAAAATGGAGCCATTGTTAGTGTGCAAGTTGTTACGCAAGGAACAGGTTATTCGTCCAACCCAACAATTACCTTGACAGGCGGTGGCGGAGGCGTAACGGAAGAAGCAAAAATACGTGCGGTGTTGACAAACAACAAAACAAGAAAACTTAATGAAACAATCAAGTTTGATAGAGTAGCAGGCAATCATGCACTTGCAGATGGTTCACCAGGTATAAAAACATGGACTAGAGACACAGTGTTTGCTAAAGGCGACAACATCAGATATGAAAATGAAATATACCGTGCAATATATTCATTTAAATCCGGAGAAAAATTTGATGATGATGTGTTACTAGACGACTCCACAAATAACAATGATTCGTCAACAGCAAATCGCTATCAAGCTTTAGCACTATGGACAGCGGCTGACAGAATTCATGCGTTCTATGAACCAACGACTAACATGCCTGGTTTGATAGGAGATGGTTCAACCACAATAAATGCATACGCACAACTAATGACTGGATTAGAATATCCAGGAACCAGATTACGTTCCACTACATTCCAAGCTGGTGAAGGATACGATGAAGCAAACTTTGATGTGTTAGCATATGACAAAGCTACTGATGATCCAAATGCCGATGCTGATACATTAACTGATTTGGATTTGGTTGTAGACTCGAAAACATTCACAACAAATTTAGGAATGCGGCCAGAAGATATCAATGTTGTAGGTGACGCATTTATTTCTGAGTATTCAGCTCATGCACCAGAAGAAGTACTACCAGGTGGAGTGTATGACACGATGGATATGAAAGTGTTTACAAGGTCAACTGATGGAGCAAGTATTATACAAAAGAGAAATTATTATGGTGATGGATCAACAGTATCATTTGCAATTCCAGAACCAAAAGCTTTAGATGGAATCAGAGTGTTCATTAATGATCACTTCAAAGCACAAACTACTGATTACACTGTGGATTATAAAGCACAAACTATTACATTCACAACAGCACCAGAAATAAATGCAATAATAAAAATTGTTGTAATTGGTGTATCAACTGATGACCTATTAGGCAAGTTTCAAGTTGAAGCAGATGGGTCCACCACAGCGTTTGATGTTAATGTTGCATTCCATTTGACAAAACAAACTTACGTGTTGGTGAATGGAGTAAAAACATCGCACACAATATCACAGACATCAAATGCAAGAACAACAACTGTAACATTTTCTTCTGCTCCTGCCGATGATGCTATTATAGATGTGTATGCATTTGATTTACCAGCATCTACAAAAGCATTTTCAGAAGTAGATCAAACAGAATACACTATTCCAACAGACTCTACAGAAATTAAAATACAACTAACAACACTTCCGGGAGCGTTTGGTCCATTCCATCATAAAGTTTTTGTTGAAGGAGTAAGCGGAGATAATAATGGTACTGGTCGATACAAGTTAACACCGCCACAAGTAAAATACTACACAGGTGATGACACAAGTACTACTTACTTGTTGCCAGATGAACCTGTTGCTAGTGCTTTGGCAACACCAAGCAACATTGAAGTATACAAAAATGGAGTCAAATTATCTTTGGCTGAATATCAACTTCAATTTAATGCACAAAACAAAGGAATAGTAAACTTTAACACAGCACCAACAAGCAGTGATAGTCTTGCCATAGTGCTACTGTTAGGTATGGATTATACAGTTGACTTAGATGGAAAACTTACACTGCACGGCGATTGGTCAGATGGAAGTACAATGCACAATGAAAAAATTATTGTGACCACATTTAACAATCATGATCAAATGACTATGCGTACAGAAGTGTTCTCAGGATCAACTGGATCATTAATTGATGTAATCACAGACTTTGGACAAGTACAAGGAGCAACCACTGCCTCTGATATTGATTATGGTGACCTTACTGCGGCCAACACTGATCCAGAAGACTTTGGATCGATCCTACAAAGTACGCAAATTATAGACATACAAGAAAAAGTTTATGAATTAGCATCGACACCATTAAACACAGATTATCTGTTTGTAGGAAAAAACAAAGGGTATTTGACTGCAAACGTGGATTATAGATTAGAAGGAAAAAAATTATTCCTGCCAAGAAATGCTCTGGATATCAGCGACACTATATCGGTCACATACATTACTGGTCCACAAAGAAAAGAACCTATGGGATATCGAGTATTCAAAGACATTCTTAACAGAACACATTACAGAAGATTGTCCAAAGCAGCTTCGACAAGACTTGTGTTAGATCTTGGTGTATCTGATGCAACAATGACAGTGACTGATGGCACTGCTCTGCCAGAACCAGACACTGAAAATAATGCTCCTGGTGTGGTGTTTATCGGCACAGAAAGAATCAACTATTTTGAAAAAGATGGCAATGTGATTTCACGATTAGTAAGAGGAACATTAGGCACAGGAGTCAAGCATCATGCAGGAGGATCAGTTGTTGTAGATGGATCTAAACATCAATCTATTTCAGGTTATGAAGATACAACTACATCTGAAGTACACACAGGTGACGGTTCAACAGTATTCTACGGAACGTCATTTACACCAACAGATGCAAATGAATTGGTGGTTCAAGTTGGTGGTACAGCGACTAAAGAATTCACTATAGGTGGAGATTCAACTGCAGGAATAACATTTACAACTGCTCCTGGCAATGGATTGACTATTAGGATTTCAAGGAAAACTGGATCAGTTTGGTATACAGCTGGTGCATCAACGGCATCAAATGGATTGGGACTGCAACAATCAACAACACCTCAAGCATCATTCCTACAGGCATCACCTGCTGATTTATCATTGCTATAAAAATTTAAGAAAAAAATTAAAGTCTGCCAACTACAACTTCAATAACACCTACGTCAGCAGTGTCTTTTGATTCAAGTGCTTTACCGATTATACAGCCAACTTGATATGATGCAGAATTAAGTTTTGTGCCTACGCCTGCAATATTTGATGACACAATTAAATCGCCTTTAGAAACTACGCCTTTCACTTTACATGGCACACGTCCAGTAAGTGCCAAATCAACAACATGAGCACCTTCACATGATTCATTCATGATAAAGCCTGGTGCTGTGGATACCACACCTGCCACTCTAGGATCATGTGATACTTCTGTTGTTGTGACTTCATTGTCTCCGCCGAATATTATCACTGTGCCTGGCTCGTACGGATTGTCAGCAACATATTTCTCAGCCAAGTCAGAATATTGTGCGGCAGTTGCCGTTGTACTCAATATGTTTGAACTTGGATTGTATTGTATGCCAGCATCAGTAAACAAAGATTCTGCTGTGGCTGATCCATTGTTATCTGTAACAAATGTAAGAAAGTGTGCCGCATCGGTCGCTCTTGACTGTGTTTTTACAGTAGTTGCTACAACACTACCAGCACTCAAGGCAACGTTGCCTGAACCAGTAAATCCTACGTTAGCCGCTGTGACGTCACCTGTGATAGAAAAGTTTCTTGAAGTGGCTAACACTGTAGCTGTGTCTGCATTTCCTGTTAGGTCTCCAGTGACATCACCAGTACCAGTACCACTCCATTGTAGGTTTCTGAATGATGAAGCATCTTTGTTACTATCAACAACAACTGCTTTGTTGGCAGCTATTGTACCATCTGTGATTCCATCTATTTTTTCTAGATCAGCTTCATTCATTGAGGCCGACCCGATAACAAATCCTGTGCCAGTAATCGCACCACCATTTATTGTACCTGTGGTTGTTAAATTTTCATTGCCGAAACTAATAGCACCTGTACTGTTTGTAATAGTTGCCGCGGTAATAGTTGTTGTACCACCAACCACAGTAGTACCGGTCACGGAAGTACCTTCGATGGTTGCAACTATTGTAGCTTGTGAACTATCTGTTACTGCTGTTGCTGTACCTGCCGAGTTAGTAAGCACTGCTTTAAATTTGTCATCGCCTTCATTCCAATAAAATGCCGCATTGTTTCCTGCTGACCCACGTTGTATTAATATTCCACCGTCTATATCAGCACCACCTGAATTGTTTTTGTTTAATTCTAATAATGCATCAGCCACTTCTAGTGTGGTTGTGTTCACAGAATTTGTAGTGCCTGACACTGTTAAGTTTCCGTCCAGTTGTAAATCGCCACCGATATCCATGTTGCCGGTCATACTTAAATTTCTTATAGTGCCTATATCAATATTAGCATCAGCAACTAGTGCCTTGTTGGCAGCCGCTGTGCCGTTTGTTATGCCATCTATTTTTTCTAAATCAGTTTCATCTATTACTGCTGATCCGATGGTAAAGCCTGCCGCTGTCACCACGCCACTTGCTGTCAAGGCAGCCAGGCCTGATGCCACGTTTGCAGAACCATCAAGTACCAATGCTTTGTTGGCCGCACCTGCTCCGTTTGTTATACCGTCAATTTTTTCTAAATCAGTTTCGTCGATGTCTGCAGAACCAATCACAAATGTTCCACTGGTTATTGCGCCTGTAGCTGTAAGATTTCTAAATGATGATGCATCTTTGTTGGCATCAACTACCACTGCTTTTGACGCCGCCACCGTACCTGCTGTGACACCGTCGATTGTTTCTAGTTCTGCTTCGTTTATAGCCGCTGACCCAATAGTAAATCCTGTTCCTGTAACAACTCCACCGGACGTGATTGCTCCTGATGATGTAATGGCTCCAGATGCTATTGCACCCGATATTGCCATTCCTCCATCAACACTGATTGTGCCTGAATCTTCTGCTCGTAATGTACCTGCTAAATGCAAATCGTCATTTATGGTAATGCCTGTTGAATCTGTTGATTGTATTGTGCTTACATTTAGTGGATTGTTGATTGTGACAGCACTTGAATCTTGAGCAGAAATTTCGTCAACACTAATACTTCTGTTCAAGGTAAATGTCATGGTGTTTCCAGCCGCTGACGTAGTGATATCATTACCTATAAAAGTAATATCACCTGCTCCAGGAGCCAAACTTACTGTGTTAGAACTTGAGTCTGAAATATCTATTGTTGCCGCCGCGATATCTGTAAATTTTGCAATTCTAGTTCCGCCTGCAACAGCACCATCATGCACTCTTAGAGTGTCTAAATCCGTGTCTACAGTGACTTCGCCTACAGCACCTGTGAAAGAATTGTGCTGAGATGTTGTGCCTCGTCTAAACTGTACCTGAGTTGTCATATACATTTATTTACCAATATCGCAAACCTTGGTTTGCTGGATATCGTCGCCATAAATAATAAAATACATGACAGAGAAATTACAAACACAATCACAAACACAGGAAGAATCAGTGAAATCAACCGACGAAACACAAGGTGTAAACATAGAAGGTCATATCAAAATTTTTGACCCAAATTCAGGCGATGTGTATGTAGACAAAAAGAATGCAATTCACTATGAAAACTTCTCTGTTGCACTGGCAAAAAGCATAGCAAATAGAACCACAGGATTCATAGAAGAAATGCATTTTGGTAATGGTGGTACAACTGTGGACTCTACCGGCGTAATCACATATTTGACTCCAAACTCTTCAGGAGACAATGCCAATTTGTACAACAAAACATATTTCAAAAGTGTAAATGATACTTCATCATTGAACACAGACACAGCAAGAAATAAAATCACCACAGCACACGTGAACGGCACAACATATACAGATGTCATTGTGACAGCACTTTTAGATTTTGGTGAGCCTGCAGGGCAAAGTGCTTTTGATAACACAACCAACGTGAACGATACCTTTGTATTTGATGAAATAGGATTGTTTTCATGGGAAGGAACAGCAGGCACGGGAAATTTGTTGACTCATGTTATATTCCACCCTGTACAAAAATCTTTAAACAGATTGATACAGATAGATTATACAATCAGAATACAGAGTTTGACTAATTTCGTAGACGTGTAATTTTAATTAAATACACACGATGGCATACACAATCAACAAAACAGATGGAACAATACTCGCAGTTATACAAGACGGCCAATTAGACACAACCAGTTCTGTATCACTTCCTGGAAAATTATTTCAAAATTATGGTGAAAGAATAAACGAAAATTTAGTAAAACTTTTAGAAAATTCTTCATCTGGCACAGCACCTACGGCTCCATTAACAGGTGAATTATGGTATGATACAACCAATGCAAAATTAAAATTATATTCTGGCACAGAATTTATCAACATTGCCACAGCAGGCGGTGATGCTTTCACCATAGTTGGTGATGATTCAACAGGCACAGGTATTAACATTGGTGAAACATTCCAATTTGCTGGAGGCAGTAACATCACAACCAGTGTGAGTGGTGACACTTTGTCCATAGCCACAAGAGATCATATTATCATAAGTGAAATATCAGCAACAGATTCAGCATCAATCAAAATAAATGATGTGTTGCAAGTGAATCAAATTGAATCTTCTGATTCAACTGGATTACAAATTAATGACACGTTGAATGTCAACACTATTGCATCAACAGACTCCACAGCAATTCAGATCAATGACACTTTAAATGTGTCTGGCACTGTGTCTGCACCAACAGTGAACACAAGAGATATTACATCCTTTGATTCGACAGCAGTACAAATTAATAATATAGACACTGAAACAATTTCCAGTTCAAGTTCTACTGCTATTCAAGTACAAGACGCTTTGAATGTGAGTGGTGCTCTCACAGTAAATGGATCACTAGTCACAGATGAAGATTTTACTATTGCGGGAGACGGAGCCACAGTAACAGGAATCAAAGACGAGGATGATATGTCCTCAAACAGTGCAACAAAACTTGCTACACAACAATCAATCAAAGCATATGTGGATAATCAAATAGGTGGCGGCACACTGGAGTTTAGTGATCTGTCTTCCAACACAGGATCCATTGTCACAAAAACTGAAGAGTTAGTATTTGCTGGAGGAAACAGCGTAACCACATCGGTAACAGCAGGATCCAACACAGTCAATATTGCATTGGATGATAATATCACTGTGAACGAAATTTCATCATCTGATTCAACTGCGGTACAGATAAATGATACATTGAATGTAAACACAATATCATCATCTGATTCAACAGAAGTCACTGTTGAAGATGGTCTTAATGTCAAAGGCACAGTGACAGCCACAGCTTACAAAGGAGACGGATCAAATCTTACAGGAACAATATCTGTAAGCAACGGTGCGAACAACAGAATTGTCACTGCCGTAAGTACTTCGGCCCTGAATGCAGAATCCAATTTAGAATTTGACGGATCAACACTTGCTGTGACTGGTGCAATTACTGGCACTACAACAATCACGGTACCAACATTGGATGTGAATATAATACAATCTACAGATTCTTCTGCTATACAGATA